AAGATAAAGAATATAAAAAGAACGAACTTTTAAAATGTCAAACAGTGCCGATGATTCAGACGAACGTTTAGTGAATGTGCTTTAAGATAAAAGACTCACAGTAGCCAAAAGTCCAAATAAAATTAAGGCTGGCTGTAAATAAATAGAAACTATTAAATTTATTTAGCGCTTAATAGAAAAAATAACTTTTCTATTAATAATTTATATAATGTCAGGAGGTATAATTCAATTAGTGGCTGTAGGACAAGAAAATATGTTTCTTACAGACGATCCACAAATTACATTTTTTAAATTAGTATATAGACGTCATACAAATTTTTCAATAGAACAGGTGCCACAAAAATTTACAGAACTTAATCCAGATTTTGGCATGAAAGTATCATGTCCTATATCAAAAAATGGAGATTTAATTAATAATATTGGACTTGTTATTGAATTACCAAAAATAATAGGATTTACTACATCAAATGGAATAGATGAAATAACTTCATTTCAATGGGTCAGAAAAATTGGTTATGCTATAATTAAAAGTGTTGAGATAGAAATAAATGGAAGAACTATTGATAGACATTATGGCGAATGGTTAAGTTTATTATCTGATATGTTTGGTCCAAAAGATAGAGGAATTGATATATTAACAGGAAATGTTCCAGAATTATATAATCCTACAAATGAAAAAAAAGCATATAAATTATATATACCATTACAATTTTGGTTCTGTAAATCAAGTGGATTAGCTCTCCCATTAGTATGTTTAGAATATAGTGATATAAAAATAAATATACATTTTAATGATTTGAATAATTGCCATATTATAAATCCAACTAATTATATTTATTGTGATTCTACTGTGCTTAATTCCGGACTAGTTAACTTTATAGAAGGAGAATATATTGAACAAATAATTAATGGAACCATATGTGCTGGTATTTTTAATTATTATGATATTATAACTACAAAATTATATTATACTGCAATAACACCATCTTTACTTAAAGGTATAACAACTGATACTACAGGAACAGATCAACAAAATCTTTTACAATCACCATCGAGTGTACAATATTTAATAACTGGAAAAACTAGTGGATTTACTGTTATGCCCAGTGCAAATAAAAAATCACTTACACATCAATATAATCCATTGAGAAATATTAAATTAAATAATGCATATTTAATAGTTAATTACATTTTTGTTGATGATGATGAAAGAATTAAAATTGCACAAGCAAAACATGATTATTTAATAGATCAATTATATTTTACTCCAAATATTACTTTAGATGGAGCAAATAGAACTGTAAAAATAATTGCCGATCAACCAACTGAATTTATGACTTGGATAGTACAAATGTCATATATTTATAAATCATTAGATTATTATAATTATACAGATAGTTATATAAGAAAAATATCAAATTCTGAATATCCCGATGTTAAAATTGGTGATGTTATTGGTAACTCAATTATATTAAAACAAACTATAGACTTAAATAGTACATCTAGATTATCACACAGAGATGCTGATTATTTTTATAATATACAAAATTATCAGTATGGTAACCATGCTATAACTCCAAAAACAAATACATATTCATTTGCATTATTTCCAAATTCAATGCAACCATCTGGTACATGTAATATGTCTCAGATGACTAAAACAGAAATAGTATTAAATTTATCTCCATTAATAAATACATCAAATACTGTTATTTTTAGGTGTTATTGTCAAGCTAAAAATATATTAAGAATTCAAAATGGATTGGCTGCTCTTGTATTTGTATCAAATGGAAATGATGGACAATAAATAAATTAATAGGTAAATGCTGGAGCTATAAATCCACTCATTACTCTTAATATTTCCGTTGAACATGCCCACATTTGTAATTCTAATTCTAAATTATGTAAATTCATATATTCTATAAATTTTGAATTTAGTGTAAATGATAATTCTAGCTGTGGTACATATGTTAAATTTGCACTACCACTCGGTTGTATTAATTGTGGTAATAATGCAAATGAATATAAATATTGTCCATTATCTAATGATCCTAAACATCTTGCATATGGTTGTATTGATTTATAAAATTCTTCATCATGATATTCTTCTCTATCTCTTCCATCAAATAAAATTTTCATTTTATCTACAATTTTCATATTAGTTGTTGTTGGTAAATTATTATCCCAAACTATTTTAGTATTAGTTATTGTTGGTAAATTATCATCCCAAACTACTTTAGGATCTATTATATTTGCTTTTCCTGTCATACCTATATTTGGTGATGTATCATTATTTGGTATTACATATCCACATCTATTCCAATTTATTATATTGTCCGATGATAATGGATTTGATTTATTTACTGCTCTAATTGTCCATAATAAATATTTTGTTGGATTATTAAAAAACAAATATTGTTTTATAGTTGAACTATTTACAATTATATAATCTTCAGTAACTTTTTTGTTTATAATTTTATATTTTCTATAAGTATATAATTCACTACATTTTCCATAAGTATATAATCCACTATATTTAAAATTATTTATTAAATATTCTAACTTTGTTGTTGCATATTTTATTCTTTCATTTTCATCTAAATAAATATATTTCATTTTTAATGATGATTTTATTTTTAATAATGACTTTTCATTTATTTTTTGTTTTATTTTTTTAGGTGAAATTAATATACTTCCAGGTTCTCTATATAAAAGTTCATCTAATTTATTTAATTCTATATTTATATTTATAATGGAATATAAATTTGCACATAGTGGTAAGCTATTCCCTTCATCTTTACAAAACCAGAATCTTAATGGTATATACAATGTAACCCCTTTTTTATTAGTTCTTGATAATGTATACATATCAGGTGTATTTCCAATTAATTTATTGTATCCTGATTCATGTTCTGGAGTATCATACATTTTATGTATTAATGATAAAAGATCAGGATTATATTCATCTAATTCCCTTCCATCTATTTCAATTGTTAATTTTTTAATTATTTTATGTCCTAATTCTTTTGCCCATGCAGATTGTGGTACCGTGTGTAATATCATATTTTTTAATATTGTATCTAATTCTTTATCTGTATAAATAACATTCTTAATATCAGGTGGTATTGGATCTAATATAGATAACCATGGATATCTATAATCAGGAGTTGTAAAAATATCATCTCCTTGTGGACCTGTTGGTATTATATCTTGGTTTATAGCTCCAATTTTATTTATTATATCATTATTTGTAGTTATGTTATTAACAAATTTATTAGTAATATTTTGATATGCAATATGATAAGTTGCATCACCAAATCTTTCATTTAAAAATGATAAATCTATTGAATCATATGTTTTACTAATTAGGGAATTTATAACATAGTTTAAAACATCAAGTTTAGTCGAAAAATTATTATATACATAACCTAAAAAAGGTGCATTGTATAATGTAACTGGTGTAATTAATTGTATTTGTGATTTATAAAAATCAATTATTGTAGCACCTGGTGCTCCCCAAAATGTATTTGATAATTCGTGATATGATGTATTTATTAATATTGTTGGTATTACATTTTCCCACCATTGTTCCAAATTAGGATATATTTTATAATTGTCGTTTAATATTTGAAATTGAGGAATAGAATATGGATTATTTGTTGTATTTGTAATTATTAATTGATTATATATTGATTTTTTTGGTTCTGCATAATCTGCATATATATATGGTGGTAAAATTGTATTATTATATCCCAATATATCATATGCAGTAATACATTTATCTTTAATATATGCATATGTTCCAATTGTTATATTTAAAGTATTAATATTATTTAATTCAGTACTTGTTGCATTTGTAATATTTCCCAAAATTTTGTTTATTTCGGTTTTATATATAACATTTGTACTATTATATACCATTATGCCTAATGTATATTGATATGCAATTATATTTGCATTATTATATTTATATAATGAATTATCTATTGATGCATATTTTATCCTCAATATATTACCAATGTTTTGATATCTTCCAACAATTGTTTGTAATAATAGTGAAGAATTATTTATTGCAGGAATATAAAATAAATTTAATAAATTTGTTGCTGTTGTATATAGAGAATCAAATACAGTTATATTATTAGGTATAATTTCATAAAAATCAAAACCTGTTGTTACTGGTTGTGTTATTGTTGAATATATTGTATCATTATCTGCATTTATTGGTATTAAATATGATATATTTGTTGTAACTTTAGGATCTACGTATTTATTTGTATATGGTCCATAATAAATAGGAAATGAATTAAAATGATTTATATTATACATATTTGCTTGAAATAATGAATACATTTGTGACATTGTAGAACCTATATTATTTTTGTAATATGTATTTGATAAAATATAATTATTAAACGTATCATTATATAATAATATTGATTGTGTATAAATATTATTCCATATAGATGATATAGCATCACTATATGATACATTTGTACCTGTTCCAGCTTCTGGATACAATGTATATCCATTATTAACATAAAAGTTATAAGAATTTAAAGATGTATCTGATATATTAAATGAATTACATACATTTTGTATTATTGTTTGTAAATATATACCAATTGTTGTATTATTATTATTTATACTTATAGCAGTAGTACTATTATTATTAAAATTACTACTGCATAATATTTTATAAAATAAATTTCTATATGATTCAATAACATAATTAATAGGGGGCAAATTTTCTATTTCTGGAATTACTGTTACAGGTGTACTTATAATTGTAATTGTAGTTGTAATAGTTTTTGTTGGTGTTACAGTAGTTATGGTAATAGGTGTAGTAGTTGTAGTAGTTGTAATTGTATCTGTAATTGTTCCGATAGTATCCGTTATTATAGTTGTAGATGTAATTGTAAATATAGTAATTTTAGTAGTTATTATTTGATGTACAATTTTAGTATTAGTAGTTGATGTATTTATATCAATTAAATTAGTCATGGGTATTATTAATGCTAATTCAGAATTATCAGTTGTAATTGTAGTTGTGATTTTTTTTATACCATCATAAGTTATTGATTCCTTTGTAATAGTTATTGGTATAACTGTTGTTATAAGTATAGTTGTAAGTGAAGGAGTGCTTATAACTGTATTTTGTGTAATTGGGTTTTCGATTTGTATATCTATTACATTAGTAATACTTGTAACAATTGGCTCGATTAGTAAGCTAATATTAGGTAATTGACTATCTAATTGTGTTTCAGGTAAAATTAACAATGGCTCCTGTCTTATTAATGGTATTATAATATTTTGGTCTGATTGTAAATAACTATTTCCAATAGTTGATATATATTTATTATCAATAAGCTTTGGTATTGTAGAAATTAATGCTGGTACATTAAACATTACATTTTGTAATATTGTATTATATAATGATCGTTTTTCTGTTGCATATCGATTAGTTTTACCAGTTTGATCAAAATCTCTTAAATCAAAATCAGCTAAAATAGCTGATTTTTGATAAGTAGTAAAATTAGAATTATTATTAATAGCATTCGCGAACATTGTCGGTATATCTCTTACAACTAATATTGGTATATAATTTAATATAGCTATTTTGGTAAGCAATGTTGATCCAATTGAACTTGAAGCAACACTTGCTAAATTACTATTTGTAAAATCATACAAATTATTTGTTTTTGTTAATATAGTATTCATTGGTTCCTGTGTTAAAATTAATCTTTGCCATAATTTATAATCATTTATATAATTAGTATATATTGGTGTATTTAATAAATTTAAAATATCTATTGATAAAGTTAACAGCTTATTTGATATTAAAGAAGGAAAAAATCTAGTTATTCCATCTGGTTCATTAAGTAAAGAAGTTACTGGCAAAGAACTTATATTATCATTTAATCCTGATATAGATGATTTATATAATGATATAATATTTGATGATGTTCCATTATAAGTGCCATTATTTAAATTATAAGGTTTATAATATCCAAATATAAAATGGGTAGATGATTCATATGATTGATTCTTAAAATAATTCATTATATTTATAAATTGTGTTAAATTATATTGCATATTCCAAAGCATATTATTTAATAAATTTGTTTGTATTATTTTTAAATTATTTGTTGTGGTTAAATATTCTGAAGATGTTCCATTTATTGCTATCATATATGATAAATATGTGTAATAAAAATCTAAAGATAAATATGATGTATCATTTCCATAATAATTTTTTATTACATTATTAAAATATTCGATAGTTAATGTTCCTCTTAAAAATTCAGTTACTGTATAATCACCATAATTAATTGCATGATAAAATATCATATTGTCATATATTGATGAATAATTTATATCATTTGGATCAAAATAAAATATATCCTGCCCATTTGTACCATTATCATTTATTTGTGTATATGTATTTGTAAATTTAAAAGGTAAATTATAATCATATGGTGGATATGGTGAACTAATATTTGTAGGATAATCTGGAACAATACTAGTTTTAAAAGAATTATATACTATTCCTTTTATTATAAAATTAATATATTGTTTATACATTATAATTTGTATATCATCTGAATTATTTAACTTAGTATTTAATAATCCAGTACCATCTATTGCAATTATATCATTCGTATATGCCATTAAACATCTATATAATACACCAATTTTTGTTAAATTATTATCAATTGTTTGAAAATATGGCCCAGTTATATTATAATTTTTAGTATCATTTTGAATAGTAACATTTTCAAAAATAGAACGTAAAAAATCTGATGTTTGATACGCCTGTGCTGCATTTTTTGATGGTATTAAATTATTTATAATGTTATTGATAATATCATACATATATGATAATTTTTGAGTATTTAATTCTATATTCATAGTTATAGGTAATGATGGAGGATAATATAAGGGAAATAATGTCCATGGGGTACTAGCATATGGATCATTACTTAAAGTTATAAATGAAGGATAATCAGTTGATGGCCCATAAGTATATAAATTTTGATATGGATCTACATTATAAAATGGGCCATTATAATATGAAAAATAAATACCTGTAACTTGTATAGCATAATTATATATTAATGAATTGTTTCCAGATCCTCCAGCCCATCCAAAATTAGGTCCTATTAATGTATTTATTATAGGATTTATAGTACTACAAATAGCAGATATAGATACTAATAAAGAATCAATTTTATTTACTAATATATTATCAATATTTGAATAATTCATTTGTGATATATATGAATTTACTTTTATTATATCCATAAAAAGTTTTTCCAAATTTGTTTCTAATTCGTTTATAGCTGTTAATATTCCTGTAATAATACCAAATACATCCTGAAATATATTATTTAATATAGCATTTAATGTTGTTAATGTATTATTAATAAAAAATGGCATGCTTCCATATGCATTCGCTATATTTATTAATATTCCAAATATTCCATCAGAACCAAAAAATGAATTTATAAATTCTTTAATTTTAGTTATACTATTAACAAGATTTTGTTGAATAACTGGATAGTTATTTCTGTTAATATAAACATTACCTATAAAACTATCTATAGTACTACCATATGCAAATAAATATCTAAATGTTAAATTTGTATTATTAATTGCATCAAATATATGAGATGTTTCTGTAGCTGGTAAATTAGAATATGAAGATAATTGTGTTCTATTAGCTATTACAATAGATGGTGCTTCCATATAAGCCCCAGTGTTATATGTTGCAAGAGTTATACCCATATTTACATTTCCAATTCCTGTTAAATATTGTATTAATCTATAACTTATTGCATCAATTTGATATGTAACATTTTTATATACATATGATCCACGTTGGACCCCACCATTTGGATATGGATATGGATATTGTGGCAATAATAAGGCAAAAATCACATCATATATATTTCTAAAATCTATATTAGGAGAATTACCATACGCATAGCCTTTTGCGGTAATATTATATGTATATTTTGGAAATTCTCCATTATATTCATAAAAGGCATTATATGGAAAAAGACCTCCATTGACAGCATTAATTAATAAACTAGATAAAATAGCAAAATTTTCTATATTAGTTTTTACATTTGCAAATGATCCAACACTATCATTTTCACTATTTAATACCCCATATGTATAGTCAACTATTTGTAATATATTATTTGCATTATTATTTTCTAATATTAAATTATCTATATATGGTTCAATTATATCGGGAATTATATTATCATTATAATAATCTAAAGTTATTATATCGTCATTTTGAAATCCATCAGAATTATAATCCCATTTTATTCTATAATTATTCATAACTCCTGCAATATTGGATGCTGTTGGTGATAAAAATTCCAATGTTATTGGCGGTATTTCAATCATCAAACACATTTGATGTAATAAATCTCCTAATTTTTCTATTTCATAATTTGTTGATCCACCAAATGTATTCAAGTTTCCTAATTTTCGCGTTATATCTTGCATTGAAAAATTACTATGTCTTCTATATATTGTCTTAAACATAGTAATTGATGGATTATCTGTTAAATATAAATTATCTTGCCCAATTGATACTAATTGTAATATAGCTCCTGTCATATTATATATAATTATATAATATAATAGGAAAAATAAAAGTTAAAATTAGACTCATTGTTTTTTAAAAAGTAAAACCTAAACCCCCATATCCTCCTATAAGTCTTAAAACATTATAATGTGGTGCAAATATAAATATATCCAATCCTGTTGGTTGTATAAAATCATTATCTCCTCCTGGAACTATATCCGGATATATATCTGATAAATTATATGATAATGCACCATCTTTAAATTTTAAAAATAAAACAGGATTAATTATTCTAGACATATTACATGCTCCTGATGGTTGATGTGCTTCAGGATTAATAGAAAAACTATATACATTAATACCATCTTTTGGCGTATTCCTATGATGTTTATTTGATTCAAGATAATTATAAAATTCGGATGACCCTGTAGTAGAATTTACTATATTATAGCCATTAAATGATAATTGTGCATTTAATAATGGATTTCCATATAAATTTAATTGATGTGTTACAGTAGGATTTGCAAAAATATCTTGAAATCCGTTTTTCCAATTTATTTTTGGTCCATTTGACACTCCTATTGAATAATTTGACCAATCAATTTTTGTATATCCATCATTATTTTGTACATATGCTTGTTTTCGTGCAATCCAAATTAATTCTTTACATGGATGATTTAAATCTAATATTAATGGCAAAGATAATATGTCTGTATTTGTTATTAAAGTTTGATTTGCTTCTATTAAATATTCATGTGCGCATTGTGCAAATTTTTGTCTTTCTTTCGAATCTAAAAATATATAATCTATTAATAAATTACACGATAATAATAGGCCTTTATCATTCCAGATATCTATTAATGATACCATATCTATTCCTTCAATCTTTTGCATATACATACATGATTCTAATTTCCTTAATTTTACTGATATTATTAAATCATTATATTGCATTGCTATTAATGGAAATGCTAAACCATTTCTTCTATTAAACCAAAATTGTAATGGTATAACTAATTTATATGCAGGTGATGAATTATAATCAAATAGTGTCATATTTGATACATTTCCTATCATTTGATTATATATATCATCTAAATATCTATTTCCACTTAATTCATATAATACATCAAGCCATTCTCCATAATGTCTATCTATTATTTGTCCCCCTATTGTAACATCTATTCTTTCTATTATAGAATGTCCTAATCTACTTACCCATGCAAATTTTAAATTACCTGATTGTATATTTTTATATGCTTCTGATGCTTTTTTATATAAATTAAAAAAAATGTTTTGTATATTTATTGAGTTTTTCATTGCAGTTTCATATAATCCCATTAATTTATCTTTATATATTTTATTTGCTTCAGTATCTAATGTATTAAAGAGAGAAACATTAATACCTGAAAATGATATAATACCTTGCAAATGTGAAGATTTCTGATATAATAATGTATTATTTGGATATATTTTTGCTAATGTTGTATTATATTCATCAATTATATCACTATATCCATTATAAATAGTATTTACATTAGAATATAATTCATATGCAGAAACATTAGATCCAATATGACCTTTAATTGCTTCTTGATATGCAAGTACATTTATGTGCATATAACTTATTACTTTATTATAATTTTCTCTTGCAGTGTCATATTTAAGCTTCGCAACCTCAATTTCAGCACTATTATCTACACCTAAATCTGATAATTTTAACTGAAATTGTGGTATATTTATTTCTAAATATATTTTATGTACAAGATCACCATATTTAGGTATTTGAATATCTACACTTTCATCAAATGTAAGCGGGTCTGTAGAATCAATTTTTATTGATTCCATTGAAAAATTTGTATATCTTCTATACACAATTTTAAAAAAAGTTATTTGAGGTGCTCCTGTTAAATATAAATCTTTTGTTCCATAGGAAATTATAGTCATTAAACCTCCACCCATAATATTTATTATATATTATTAATATAGTTTTCTTTTATTCTATTAAAAACTCAAATAAAAAAAAATTACTTAATATTGTCTAATATTGTTTTCTAGTATTCTTATTATATTTACTCTTTTCATAAAATTGTTTGTTATAAATTGGATCAACAACAATATATCCATCATTATCCATATATCCTCTTACTGTTACATTATCTTTTTTCAAATAAACTTTAATAAATTGTATTTTTTTATTATTTTCATAATCAGCTTCATCTCCTCTAGATGTTACAATTCTTCTACTTTGTTGTTTTACTTTTACTTCTTCATTTGTTTCATTTATTGCCTCTTCTCCTACTTTTTCAGCATCCTTTTTCATTTTCCACGGATTTTCAGTAGGTGCTACAGGAATTGTAACTAGTTTTACTTCTTTTGTTTTTTTATGTTCAATATCTTCTAATTTTACATTTTTATTATCATTTTTATTATCATTTTTGAATCTCTTTTCTTTAAAATCCTTTTTTTCTGAATAATTTTTTTTTGGTATAGAATTTCTTGCAATTTCTATTGCAGTTTTATCACCATTTTTAATTTCATCAAGAGATGATGATAATTTATCAAAATAACTAAAATTATTTAATAATTTATTTGCAAATTCAACAAATGCTAATGATGAACGTTCTTTTCCACGTGGTCCATACGTAGCCTTATCAGAATTCCAAATTCTTTCAACATCATTTCCATCATCATCTTTTGTTGTTCTTGGACCAAACATGCGGAAAGTTAATTTATCTAAAAACAATCTTAATACTTTTACCAAAACATATAATGACGCATTACCAAGTGTAGTATACATTTCGCCATTATATAGATGATAAAGTGGATCAAATTTCTCACTACCACCTTTTCTTGGGGAACATGGGTATCCTCTATTAAAAGTATCGTTACTATAATCGGTTTCAATATTAGAATCTAATAAATCTGCAAGATTTTTTGCGTTAATATCTAAATCAGATAGTAATCTTTTTAATTCTTTGCCATAAATTGGATTATCAATATTGGAAATATCAAATAAACATGCAATTGAAATAGCAATCTGATATAATGATGCATTGCATATTTGCACATCTGTACATTTTAGTTCATCATATGATTTTATATATTTTGATTTAATTAGGTCCTGAACAACTTTTACAATTTCTTCAGATTGTGTTGTTTTTACTTCTTGATCCATTTATATTAATATAATCTCAATTTTACAAGTATATCTATACAAGATATTAATATATCAATTTTTTATAAGGGTATTTATTTTTTATTTTCTAGTAGGTTTAATATAGATGGTAAAACTATCAAATTCTATTGAAATAGAATATTCTGGAAATAAATATACAGTAATAGAATTTATTTTTAAAAATAAAAAAGTTCCTATATTATTAGATTCATTAGTTTTTAAACAGATAAAACCATTTGACAAATCATGGTTTATTAATGATAAAGGATTTGTTGTATGTTTACATAATAATAGAGAAATAAATATGCATGATATTGTAATGAAATTATATGAAAAGGAAAAATATAAATTAAAACCAATAATACATCTAAATAAACTTGGTATTGATAATAGATATGAAAACCTAATTTATGATGAATTAAATAAAGAAACTCAGAAAAATTTAAGAAAAAAAACTAGAACAGTTGATTTAATAGATTATGATATCATTGCGGATAATATTCCAACATATATATGGTTTTTAAAAGGTGATAAATCTCATGGACCAAGATTTGTTGTTGAGGTTGGAGATATAAGTTGGAAGACAACTAGTTCTGAAAAATTATCATTAAAATATAAACTTGAAGAAGCAAAAAAATATTTAAGATATTTAAAAGAAATTAGAAAAGATTTATTTGATGATTATTCAATGAATGGTGATTTTAATAAATATGGTATTAATATGTTAAATTCTTTTTATGATATTATATCTAAAGCTGGTGATTATAAACATATTAAAAAAATTAATGGTTTCGGTAAAACAGATAAAATTCTTGAAGAAAATATTGATGGACTTACACTTATAGAAAAATATATGCTAACATCCTTTTCACCAAAAGAAAATAAATGGGATAATCCTAAAGAAATATATAATGAATTTGAAACTAAAATTAATGATATTTTACCTGAATTTTGTTATTATTATAGTGATCCTATTAATGGTGATTATTTTTATGTTAAAAATCCAAATTATAATAAAATATTTCATACTACAAAAGATAAAAATGTTTCTATTGATAATAAATTAATAGAATTAAAACAAATATTAAATAAATTAAAATAATTAAATATTTATTGGTTGCATTGTCATAATAGTTAAAAGATATAGACAATTTATAAATATAATAAATATAATAATATTATTTAATATATTATTATCTATATCATCATAACAGTATTTTAATAAAAATACATACAATATTATTCTACATAATGATATTAAAAATAGAGATGTTTTATCTCTTCCTGTACTTAATTGATAAAATATAATTGGTGATGGAATTATTAATTCCCATGTATTATAATTATATATTTCACCTCCTGATATTAATTGTGTTTTTTGTAATATTACAGATTTTGCATCTTCTTGTTTTCCATATAATTTATCATTTGTTAAATATTCTCCTGCCATAAATATCTATATATGTATATATCTATTTAAAAATAATATTTTATAATTTAAATTGATTTATACAACATGTTATTAATATATGGATTACCTTCAAGATTATTTTTTATATAGCTTCCCATTCTATTCTGATCAATTGTTCTATTAACCGGCATATGTGTCATTTGATATGGTAATTGATCATTGGTTTCTAATGTTCTTGGTATCAATGCTCTATTTATTTGTATTTTATCACATACTCTTACTAATGTAAAATCCATTGTTGGTCCCATATCAGTATTACTTAATGTGGGAGCTCTTCCTTTTGCTATTTTCTCTCTGGCTGTATTAATTACCATATTTAATACATCTCCTCTTGACATCATTTTTCCGGATTGTTGTTCAATTGCTCCACCTCCACTTCTATTTAATTCTGAATGTATTTCTCTCTTTGTTATTTCTGGTGTATAATCTATATAATTTATTACATATGATTTTTTTTGATCTTGTCCTTGTGCTCCTCCCCCACTTCTATTTAATTTAGAATGCATCTCTCTTTTTGTTATTTCTGGTGTAGAATCTATATAATTTATTACATATGATTTTTGTTGATCTTGTCCTTGTGCTCCTCCTCCACTTCTATTTAATTTAGAATGTATCTCTCTTTTTGTTATATCTGGTATATCATTATAATCAACTGCTCTATTTTTATATGCATCACCTGTTATACCTAATCCTGCTCTATCATATTTATTATTAATTGTTCTTTTTGTCATACTTGCAACATCATTATAATCTATTGCTTGTCCTTTATATGCATCTCCTGTTATACCTACTCCTGCTCTATCATATTGATTTTGTACTGTTCTTTTTGTTATACTTGCAACATCATTATAATCTACTGCTTGTCCTTTATATGCATCTCCTGTTATACCTACTCCTGCTCTATCATATTGATTTTGTACTGTTCTTCTTGTTATATTTGTAACATCATTATAATCAGTAGCTTGTCCTTTATGGGCATCACCTGTTATACCTACTCCTGCTCTATCATATTGATTTTGTACTGTTCTTTTTGTCATATTTGCAACATCATTATAATCTATTGCTTGTCCTTTATATATATCACCTGATATTGCTACACCTGCTCTATCATATTGATTCTGTACTGTTCTTTTTGTCATATTTGCAACATCATTATAATCTGTAGCTTGTCCTTTATATGCATCACCTGTTACAGCTGCACCTGCTCTATCATATTGATTTTGTACTGTTCTTCTTGTTATATCTGCAACATCATTATAATCTACTGCTTGTCCTTTATATATATCACCTGTTACAGCTACTCCTGCTCTATCATATTTATTTTGCACTGTTCTTTTTGTTATATCTGCAATATCATTATAATCTACTGCTTGTCCTTTATGCATATCACCTGTTACAGCTACTCCTGATCTATCATATTTATTTTGTACTGTTCTTTTTGTTATATCTGCTATATCATTATAGTCAATTGCTTGCCCTTTGTATGCATCTCCTCTTACAGCTAAACCTGCTCTATCATACTGATTTTGTACTGTTCTTTTTGTCATATTTACAACATCATTATAATCTACTGCTTGTCCTTTATGCATATCACCTGTTACAGCTACACCTGCTCTATCATATTGATTCTGTACTGTTCTTTTTGTCATATTTGCAACATCATTATAATCTGTAGCTTGTCCTTTATGTGCATCACCTGTTACAGCTACTCCTGCTCTATCATACTGATTTTGTACTGTTCTTTTTGTCATATTTGCAACATCGTTATAATTTGTAGCTTGTCCTTTATATACATCACCTGTTACAGCTACACCTGCTCTATCATATTCATTTTGTACTGTTCTTTTTGTTATACTGGCAACATCATTATAGTTTGTAATTTGACCTTTATGTGCATCACCTGTTACAGCTACTCCTGCTCTATCATATTGATTTTGTACAGCCCTATTTTTTAATTTTGCAAAATATGAATTTGTATTTCCCCGTGCTTGCAATCCTTCTACTAATATTACATTACGCGGTTCTGCTTGTTTAAATCCTTGTCTTGTAGTTTCTTTTACTTTTTCAATTAAAGCTTCTGGAGTTGCTTGAGCAACTGCAAATTTAGCAGCCCCATATTGTGTTCTTCTTAATAATCCTCTATTTTCTGTTCCTAATGTTTTAGGATCATAATCACCTGTAACTTTTGGAGCTAAAATATAACCAAGACTTGGTAACATTCTAGTTGTACCCCATTCTACAAATTTATCTGGTTGTCTTTTTGCAACAGCACCAGATACAGGACCTCGTTGTCCTTTCATACCTGGAACAACAATACCACCATATGAAATTTTTGGATTATTTAAAGTTCTTAATTCATTTGTATCTTTTGGTAAAATTCTAACAGCGCTTGTATTATAACCTTGTTGGCCAATTTCATTTGAACCCAGACCTAAACCTGGACTTATTCTTTGTTGTTTAAATGGTAATTCATTTCTTCTTTCCTTACCTGGTATATATCTTGTTTCATAAAAATCATTTAAATTTGGGGTGCCATATATATTTGTAACTCCTGTAAGTGGAGAAAATAATGGTTTACTTTCTGTTTTTGGTCTAAATTGTGGATCATTTGCGCTTCCTATAAATAATTCTAATTTGCGTTGATTTAAATTTCTAGTATTTTTTTCACGCAAAGGATTTCCTCCATAAGAAGCTCCTTTAAAATTAGGAATCATATTATTATGAAATAATTTATTTTCTGGAACAATACCGTATGTCATATTTTTATTCTCATTAAAATTAGTAAATCCTCCACTTAATAATCTTCTTTCAGTTTCAGTTCTTGATGTTGTAGATGTATTTGTTATACCATTGAAGGGATTTGAATAATTGGGCCTTCCTTTCTGATCAAATTTTAAATCTCCAAATTGTTCAATATAACTATCATTATGCTGTTTATCTATTATCTTGTTTTCATATTTTTTATTATTATTAATATTATTACATTGATTTATAAAAAAATCAGGATCTCCGTTACATGTTAAATTTTTATCAGAACATGATTCTGAATGTGAATTATTGTCATCTGAAAAATCAGAATCAGAATCAAAATTACCAACTAATCCAAAATTTTCATTTATTTGTATTTTTTTTCTTCCCGATAGGGTTTTTGAAATATTTTTACTAAAAATTCCACTATTTGGATTAGTTGCATCTTCAAATCTTTTTTTAGCCATTCCTTGTATTTTTTTTTCATTATTATTAATATTATTCGAATTATATATATTTTCATTTATTTTATTAGTTTTTTTATGATAGGATCTATATTCTTTTTTTTTATCTTCTATCCTTGTATTATTTAAAGCATTGCCTAAAATTGTTAAACCTGGTAATATATCCATCTATAATATTATCATGATATAAAAATAAATTAAAAAATTATCTGAAAATATTTCTATCTTCTATAAGGTTTTGTTACAGGGCAAGTTGCTCCATTACTAACACATCCCTTACCACATTGTCCTATTTTTCCCCTGTCTTCTGTTGGTAAAATAGAATATTGAGATAATGGAGTTGGTATATCCGGATCATAATTATCTGTCATTTCTAATGTTGAATTTACAGCAAAATCCCAAAAAATTGGAAGTTGTGGATCTTTTGGTAAATTGTAAAATCTATTTAATGGTAATTCTCTGTAATTTGATGAAGGATATGATAATCTTGAATATTCAGGATTTAAATAATCATTGCATATTGGAACAGAAACTCTGTTAAATTTTTTCATATCAATATTATTTACATTTCCTGATTTACATTTTGATGTTCTTATCGATCTATTAGATAATAAACTATCAACATCTATTAATGCTTGGGCTGGTGCAACTACATTTCCTACATTTGTACTAACACCTACTCCATTATAACCTGCCCTTGGTCCTAATGTTGATAAACATCCTCTACAATTATACATTTGATCTTGAGATAAACGATATTTTAATGGGTCTGTACTTTCTAAAAGTCTATCTGGGTATGCACAATCATCATATTGTAATCTACTTGAATGTCCAATATTCATTTAATCTATATTATTTAATATATAAAAAAATAAATAAATAGGTATTTTAATATTTTTTATTCAACTATATCTATCGGTAATTTATATTCATCTGTATGTTTTGGTTTTGCATATTTATCAACATATTCTCTTACAATTTCATTAAAACCATCTCTATCTGCTTTATATTTATTTGCAGCTTCTGGAAATAATGGATCATCTGGATTTGGATTATCAATCAATGATGATATTGATAATATTACTTTATGCAATCTTAATGCAGCCGACCATTGATCTTTTAATATATCTAAACATATTATTCCACTTGAATTTATATTTGGATGGTATATCTTTGTTAAAAATACTATTTCTGGTGCTTTATACGGATATTCCTGATTAAATTTTACTGATAATTTAAATAATCCATCCTGATATGGAGTTTTTTGTGGTCCTTTTATAGTTATATAATGCGGCCCTAGTAAACTACTAGAATTAACATCAACATTAACTATTACTTCCTTAGATTTTGATTCCAAAACTACATCTTTTATATCTCTGTCTATTCTATTTGAATTTGACATTGTTATTTGATATTATATACTATATACTATATACTATATAATTGTATAATTAATGAGTATTAGTTTCAATTTTTTTGTATGCAAATATTTATTTTTATATTTTTTAAAATTATTATTTTGATATTTTTAAAATTAATTATCTTTCTTATTTCCTTATTTTCTATTTTTGATATTATTACATGCAAATCTATCAATTGTATAACCAGGTGTTGTCATTTTTTTAATATTATTAAAAATAATTGGACATACTTCTGATGCTAATACTACTGGATTACTATTATCATATGTACTGGTACATACTTGTGAATCTTTGCATGTTGGTTTATATTGATATTGATTGCATTTGGATGCTGGTCTTGTTATATTTCTTAGTTCACTTTCTCTATCAACTATTTCTTTATCAAATGGTCTCCAAAATTGATCTTTATAAATACATTTGCCACAATTTTCATATTTACCATCATATAACATCCAAGATAATGGATCAGTTGATTGTGTAAGTCTAAGTTGATATGCACAATTATCATATATTTGTCTATTAGAAGAACCTTGTGTTTTCACCATTCTATAATATAAAAACATAAAATATATTTTTATTATACATTAAAAAATACTTAACTATATAAAAAAATATATTTGTAAATTTTATATAATCATAAATGAATTCTAATGATAAAATTAGTATGGAATTTTTACATAAAATTATTTTTATAATTGCTATAGTTGTTGTAATTCTTTTTATTAACTATATTTATAATAATTATATTAACTCTATGTTACAATCTTCTACTTCCACACCTTCTATACCTTCTATACCTTCTATACCTTCTATACCTTCTATATCCTCTATACCATCTACACCTATTATACCTTCTACACCTATTATACCTACTCCAATAGTCCGACCAGAATTACCTACAATTAAAACACAATATTCTAAATTAGACGAAATAACATTACCAAGTAGTGTATCTGGAAATACTGGATATATTGGAAGAGATCAAATATGCTTTAGAAATATGTTAGGAAATACATCATTTGTTAATAAGAGATCGGGTTGTATGGCATGTCAAGTTAATACTAAACAAAATGAATCGCCAAATTATGATAATACAAATACAAATGTTATATCAACATGTGTATATACAACAGATCCAAATCCATCTGATCCAACAATTTGGACAAAACAAAAATGTATTGATGTATGTTCTAATAATCCACAATATGCTGATTTAAAATAATTAAATAGAAAAATTATTTTTTATGTATTTTTCTCATATTTCTTGGAATCATACCAGCTGGTATAGGTTTATTTATGTTTATGTTTTCTTGTATATTATTTCTAGGTTGTTGTATTTTTATATTGTTATAAATAGAATTTTTAACTAGTGATGATACATATTTTTTATGTATTTTAGAATTGTCTTCTATAATAACAATATTATCTTCTATAATAACATTGTTAATTATATTATTATCTATTTCATTTTGTGTATTAGTTTTTATTTCATTTTGTGTATTGGTTTTTATGTCATTTTGTGTATTGGTTTTTATGTCATTATGTGTATTAGTTTTTATGTTATTATGTGTATTAGTTTTTATGTTATTATGTGTATTAGTTTTTATGTTATTATGTGTATTAGTTTTTATGTCATTTTGTGTATTAGTTTTTATGTTATTATGTGTATTGGTTTTTATATCATTATGTGTATTAGTTTTTATGTTATTATGTGTATTAGTTTTTATGTCATTTTGTGTATTATTTATACTTATAAAATTATTTTGCGTTTTTATCATTTTTATATTTACAGCATATCTATATTTTTTATGAAAATATGCTGGTGAAAATAATACTAGTCCAATCCTTGGACCAAAAAAAATATCTAATTTATTATCTTCTATTTTTTTTAAATTAATTAAATCATATATTTTATCATTGTTTTTTTTCATAAAAGAATCAATATCTCCATATTTAAATATATCTAATATCATATCTACACATTTATTCGGAGTTTCTGTGAATATATGAGTTTCAATATTAATAAGTGATCTTATTAAAACATAAAAATATGTATCACTATCTCCTAAATTAATATTAATTCCCATATTCGTTCCAGTTTTATATGTACCACTTCTAGTTTTATTAAAATATAAATTTCCAAATATTTTTTGTTCATTATCTAATTGAACATAGGGATCTGGATGTTTTTTTGAATAATTATAAAATTCTATCTCTGTTATACCAAAATGTTTATCTTGTATATTTAAAATATATTTATTTAATATTAATGATGCTATATTATCAAATGTTAATTTTTTTATATCTTCCTTATTTATTTCTACCATTTCATTAATAAAATACTATATAAATTAATCTTTATATATTTATATAATATCCCTCTTTTTGGGCCTTGCAAATTCTTTATTAAATAATCTTGTTGGAACACCTCCCCTATTATTATCCATAACAACATGTGTTGGATCCTGTATATCTGATGATATATATTGAAAATAATGGTCAAATGGATTTTCATAACCATTTGATTTTGCTTTGGTTGTTGTAGATGTATATCTTATGTAATTTTCAACATCAACATCTTTTATATCTCCATTCATATAAGGTACTGCCATATAATCATTTTCTCTAGATGTAAATCTTTTTTTAGAACATGTTGGTAATATATCAGACTCAAAATTCATTCTAGATGAAAAATCTGCAGAATCTCTATCATAACCAATTTTTCTGTAACTTTCTAATTCTCCTATGATTTTTCTTGTTGTTGGTTTATGTGGTAAATTTGCTTTCACCCCCAAATGATTTTTATTTAAATCTTCTGGTTGTAAATAATCATTATATTGAATTTTTGGTGGATAATTATAATGCCTTTCAAGTTTTGGTTGTATTAATTTATTATCATTATCAACAAAATCTCTACTATCTAATGAAAAATAATTGGATGGTTCATCATTTTCAAATCTTGTTCTATATGCATGAGGGTTTTTTTCTAATCTTTTTATATCATCTGTTCTTCTTTTTGAAGTTTCTTTAAATTTTGCATTATTTGTATCTATAAACATATCATCTATTCTTTCTCTATTGTATAAATTTGACATATCATTACCCATCATTGATGCAAAATTTCTATCTTCTCTATACATATCATATGTATTTTTTACTATATCATTATTATGTCTATAGTATTGTGCATCTTTATCTTTTTTCATTTTATTTTTTAATCTTTCAAATCTCTTATCCTTTTTAAAATCAGAAGAAGGAAAAGATGCATCTGATTGATCTACAAAATCTCCCCATCCATCCTGTTTTTTATATAATTTTTTTTTACCTTTTAAATATTTATTTATAATTTTAATATCATTGTTTGATATTTGAAACATTTGTTCTAATGATATTTGGCATTCAATATTATTTTCCTCATAATATTTTTTTTTATCTAAATATTCAACTAATCTAGGTTCAAGTAACATTTGATCATCACTTTTAAATCCATCCATAACTTCTCTTGGCATATATATTATATATTTAGTTTTGAAATAAATATATTATCTAAAAACGACTAATTTTAAAAAAATTGAATAAGTAATAAACTAACATAATAATATTTTAGATATTATTATAGATTAATATAAATTATTATGAATTACTTAAATAAATCTGAATGGTGCTTTTGGATATGTTATTGTAAATATAATTTACAAGAAATTATTTTTGTTGAAGCAACTTCAACAAAACCTATTAATTTTGATGATTATGTAAAAATAATAAAAAATAAAGAACAAAATTATAACTTATTATCAGACATAAAATTTTATAATATATTAAATGTAATTTCAACAGGTTTTCAAATGGAAGAAATAAAGGTTATAATTCAAATAATGTTATTAAAAACATATTGTATAAAAATTGCAGATAAAACATTTGACTATAATAAAGGTATTTCTAAATATAAATATACTCATAATAATTATAACAATGTAATTACAATGTTAATACAAATGGGATTATCTGTTCCTGTTTTATATGAAAATGATGGTGATATTATAATGTGGAATTCAAATAGAGATAGAGAATTTTTATTTTAGACTTTTTCATTAGTAAAAAAGATTTGAAGATTATAAATTAAAAATTTTCTATTTTATTATTTATTTGGCATATATTTTTCAAAACATATCTTATATGTTTGCTCATTTATTTGAAATATACATAAAACATCTTTTAATTTATTCTTTTTTTTATACAATCCGTTTAAAATAAAATGAAATCTTTTATCATTTATATTATTCATATTAAAATAATTTTTATTTTTTGCATTATCTTTTAAAATTACTCTGCAATATGAATTTTTCTTATCCTCATCAGATGCATTATTTATTGATAAAAAATATCCTATTTTATAAAATTTTTCTCTATATGGTATAATCATATTTTCATATGTAATATCATTAATATTTAATTTATATGTTTCCGGTGTTATTTCTTCGTTATTTTCCTGCTGTTTTATTATATGATCTAATTTTGCTAAAGAAAAAATCATTTCTAAATAAATATTTATTAATGTCTCAAACATAAATGTTATAATATCCTCTTCAGTATCATTAATATCAGTAAATGCTGCTATATCAAATTTAAAATCTTCTAAATCATCATTAATTATTAATTCCCATGCTAATTGTGCAGGATCGTATGTTCCTGTAGTAAATTTACCCATTTCATCCAATACTTCTTCTAATGTACTAGTCATAATATTTATTAATTATATATTATTTTTTTAAGTAGAAATATTTTATTTATCCCTGGAAAAAGCCAATCATAATTATATTATTTAATTGAATATTTCTTATATAATAAATAAAAGATGTATTTAATATAAATTTTTTACTTGATTTAAACCCTTTATTTGGTACTCTTTGTGGTATAGTATTATTTGTAACTATAACCTCTATATTCTGAATTACATCAGTTATTTTACATTGATCATCAAATAAATTTGGAACATTTAAATCCAAAAATACAGTTTTTAAATCGGTTTGTTGTAAAATATTAGTATATCTTATCTTTGTATTTGTTTTAAATATTGGTATTATTACTTCATCCATTAATGTACTTTTAAAATTATTAATACAATATTCTATTTTTTCAGAATCAATTATTTCATTTGTTTTTATAAAACCCATTGCTAATTTATTTCCAACACATTCTAATTCTAATAGTTGAATAGTACTATCCTCAAATAAATTAAATGGTTTACCAACTGTATACATAAAATCCATTTTCATTATATTATTAAATAATCCTAATTTAACTCCATCAAATGGTACATTCCATATAGGATTAATTACTGCCGTATTTAATAAAATTATGTCCAAATTATGTAAATTTTCAGGCACTACCATGTTTTTCATTTTTTTACCTATTGTTTTATATATAATATTATTTATATTATTACTCTCTACTTGAGGTCTTCTAATATCTACACATTTTAAATCAGTTAAAGGTCTCATTGTATCATACATTTCTGTATTATATGTTATTTCATTACTAAATATTAAAAAATTAGACATTCTTATATGTTTTGATACATCTGTCATTTTATTTAATATTTCTTTTACACCTTCATATAATATGTCTTTTTTCGGATATGAAAAATAATTTTTTAGTTCTATTTCTGTATTTCCTTTTGCATTAATATATAAAGATCCAAATATAGAATATAATCCAAGCCCATTTATTATAAATGATTTGTTCATAATTGTTATCATATTATTTAATAAAAAAAAATTTACACTTTCTATACCATTTTTACATATAGCTTTTGTTTGTACTTGTGATGTTAAAGAATTCATACTTGTTTGAACATTTGACCATGTCGCATTCTCTCCACCAGGATCATTATAACTAATATTATAATTTTTTGGATCGTCATTTTCATCATCATCTTCATATAAATTAAAATCAACATGTTTATTTTCATTATGTTCTGATTTTTTTACACTATAATGTGACCTTAATGGCATTCCTGCTGCAAATTTATCTGAAGTGTGATTTTGTCCTGTAATTTCCCCAAAATCTACTTTTCTTGAACTTTTTTTTCCTATTCTTCCCTGTTCATATTCAGGAGCATCATCACCTAAATCAGATACTTGAGAATTCTGGTTAAATACACCTCTCTCCAATAATAATCTTTGAACATTTTTATTATAATTTGTTGATCCATTATTACCAGTCATCATTCTGGCATCTTCTATATTTCTTCCAGATAATCTATCATTATTTGATCCAAACATATTTTTTCTAGTATTATGAGTAACAAATTTATCCCCCATTTTTATATAAATTTATTATATCCAAAAATAATTGAACTTATTACGCATAAGATATATTATTTATAATACATATTAAATATACATTGATTAATATATGGAAATTATATGGAATAACACTGATTATTTAGAAGGAACCTATAATAATTTTAATTATACTGATAAAATAGCAATGTTTGATATGGATGATACATTAACAATGACAAAATCAGGAAAAACACATTTTCAAAATCCAGATGATTGGTTATTATTTAATAATAATGTAAAAACATATTTACATAAATTATATAATAATGGATTTTGTATAATATTAATATCAAATCAAATGGGTATTAATAAAGGTAAAGTTAATATAGATGATTTAAAAAAAAAAATAAATAATGTTTTTAATGAATTAAATGTTCCTATTAAAATATTTTGTAGTAAAGGAAATGATATATATAGAAAACCACATCCTACATTTTATAAAATAATATCTAAAAATATTAATAATATAATTACAAGTTTTTATTGTGGTGATGCTGGTGGCAGAAAGGGAGATCATTCTGATACAGATTATAAATTTGCACTAAATTGTATGATAAATTTTTATTTCCCTGAACAGTTATTTGAAAAAAATAAATTATTTGTTTCTCCTACTATTAAATATCCTATATTTTCTCAAAATATAAAAGAATTTGTTTTAGATTATAATAATAAAGAAATGATATTAATGATAGGTTTTCCAGCATCTGGTAAATCTTATCTATCAAAAGATATAAAACAAAAAGCTATGACTTTGAAAAATATATGTTATGTTATTATTAATAGAGATACTCTAAAAACTCCCGAAAAATGTTTGAAAAAAACTGAAGAAACATTACAAAATAATACTTCTGTTATAATTGATAATACAAATGTAGCTTCTAATGACAGAAAAAAATATATTGATATTGCTAAAAAATATAATTATAAAATAAAATGTATTTTAGTTACAACTTCTATTGATCTTTGTAAACATAATAATTATTATAGACGATTTAAAACTAATTTAAATATTATTCCTGATATTGCTTATCATTCTATGAAGAAAAAATATCAGGAACCAAATTTAAATGAAGGATATTCTGAAATAATTAAATATGAATCGGAAAAAATAATTGATCCTGATTATTATTTATATTATTTTTAAATTTTATTTATTTAATATTATAATTTATAGTTTTTAATAGAGATAATATATTTATAGTTTTTAATAGAGATAATTAATGTTTTATAAATATATTTATAGTTTTTAATAGAGATAATTAATATTATTGTTTTTAATAGAGATAATTAATGTTTTATAAATATATTTATAGTTTTTAATAGAGATAATTAATGTTTTATAAATATATTTATAGTTTTTAATAGAGATAATTAATGTTTTATAAATATATTTATAGTTTTTAATAGAGATAATTAATATTATTGTTTTTAATAGAGATAATTAATATTATTGTTTTTAATAGAGATAATTAATGTTTTATAAATATATTTATAGTTTTTAATAGAGATAATTAATATTATTGTTTTTAATAGAGA